GCGACGCAGCACCTCGTACACCAGATTGATGCAGTCGATCTCTCCGCCTTTCCCGGTGGCTCCCAGTCGATACCGCAATCCAATCAGATCAGCGCAGTCGCACATTCGGACTGACAGGGATGTTGCCGACCAGAGCCTGAGTGATTCGGCGCTGCGGGATTTCGCCGCCAACAGCATCGAGGACCGTGTTGAGCGTGAGCGTCAGGCTCGTCTCGTCCCATTTGCCCGACGCGGTCTGGCCGATGTACTGGTGCATCAGGCTCGGCGCCTGGACGTTGTCTGGATCGAGCACCATGACATAGACCGTAGCCAGCCAGGTGTCCCTGACCGCCTCGAGCGCCCAGGCGCGAGAAAGCCGGTTGTTAGGCAGGACGATGCTTGAGTCGGTGTTATCACCGTTGCGATTGATGCTGACGCCCGAAAAACCAAACGGCAGAAAACTCCAGGATTCGGAATCGTAGGACGTTGTCTTGTTGATGTAGAAGTTCTGGAACCTGTACTGCACAGATCCGTCAAGCGTCTTGAAAGTGACGTAGTTGCCGAGTGAGAGCTCCATCAGACCCCGGTCCTACGGCGAGCGCTTGGTGACTGCTGAAGCCTACGCAGGGTGCGCTGTTCTCCCTGTGCCGCGCCCTGAGCCGCCGCCTGGCGCATGCCCTGCTGGAACTGCTCGGCCGTCACGTACTCCACGTTATTGATCCGCTCGACGGTATAGCGGACGTCGATCGCGCCGCCCACCGCCGATCCGCCCATCGAGCCAGAGACGCCAGCCTCTTCGCCGCCAGCGACAGTGCCCATGGGACCCATCGGCCGGTAGCGGTTCAGCGCCTCGTTGCGCTGCTTCATCTTGACCGGGATGTTCCGGCCGTCGGGCAGGGGCACATAGGCCTCAGGGCCGCGCTCGCCGAAGACCGCCATCTGCGGGCTGTTGGCAACACCGCCGGCGGCATACCGCTTGAGGGGCAGCGGGCCGACGTTCGACATGACGCCGCCGTTGGCGAAGCTGAAACCGCCGGTGAAGGCTGCGGGGTTGAATGCCGCCTGACCGCCGCCGAACACCGAAGCGCCAGACACCGGCCCGGCGCCACTGAACGAGAATCCGCCGCCGCCAAACAGGCCGAGCAGCTGGTTCAGTGCCACCATGATCAACTGCTTGGCGATGATGTCAGCCGCCATCTTGATGAATGCTTCGCCAACCGAGCGGAACATGTCGGCCAGCACCTGCTTGATGCTGCCCGCGCCGGTGACCATGTTGGTAACGGCGCCGCTGATTGCAGTACTGATGCTGCTTTCGATCGTCCCTGACATGTTGACGATCAGGTTCTCAAGCCCTGCGAGCTGGTTGAGCTCTTGGCGGAGTTGGCCGATGCGACTCTTCAGGGCAACACCGGCCGCGGTCTGCGCTTGCGCAAGAGCGTTGATGGCTGCGATCTGGCGGTCGTAGGCGGCATTGGTCTCTTCGATCTCGAGCCGGAATGCCGCGACTGCCTCGGGGTCGTACTGGTTCTGTTGAATGTTCTCGTTGATCTGAGCAAGCTTTTCCGCCCGCTGCTGCTCGATCTCTGCGATCTTCATCTGCGCGTCGATCAGCTCAGGCCGCAGACCGGCGTACTCAAGCTCCATGCGCTTCTGCAACAGAGCATTGCTGTTCTCAAGCGCCTTGGCTTCGTCGCGGAGCCCCTGGGTGCGCTGCTGCACATACAGAACGCCCTCGTTCCGAAGCATGACATTTGATTGAGCTGCCTCTAGGCCCAGCATGGCGTTGGCCTGCTGGACTTCCGCGCTTGCGCCTGCTGCCTTGCCACCAGCTGTCACATTGCGGCGGATCTGAGCTGCAACACCAGCAGGTGCAGACCGTACGGCACTGTTAGCCATCAGGTGCAGGGCACGCATTGTGCCCTCAGGGGTCATCACCTCGATCGCGTAGCCGCCAGCGCCGGTGTTGCCGAGATTGCGCCCGAAAGTTGCGCCGCCCTTCAATGTGATGGCAGATCCCGCAGGCGTGCCGAAATCGATGCCGCGATGGAAGCTGCGGCCAAACAGGCTACGAGGCCCGTAGGGGCTGGTGACGCCAAACGAACTTGGCGCACGACCATTCACCAAGAAGTACTTGTCAGCATCTGCCTTGGTTATCGGTCGTCCGTCACCCCAGCGAAGATCAAGGTGGGCTCCAGTGCTGTCGCCGGTGTTGCCCGTACGAGCGACGATGCCCGTACTGGAGATGGGGACGCCACCACCACTCAGCCCCTGCCCAGTCACCGCCTCCATGCGGGCGTTAAACGCGGCGGTCTGCTCTGCGACCACGACGCCAAGTGTCGCAGACCTAGTGCGCTGGCGGATCTGCTCAAGGCGATCTACAAGCTCGTTCGCGGCGCGAGCCGACTCCGAGCGGAGTCCTTCAAAGGTGCCAGCCCAGATGTCGCGCTGCGCTTGAATGCGCTCTTGCTCATAGTCGTAGCGCTTTTTGATCAGCTCAATCTGATTGTTAAAGACTGTCTGCGCGAGCTGGATTTCGGCCTTGGCGACGGCTTCGTCTAGGCGCTGCTGCTCGGCTGCGAGGCGCTCGGCTTCTTTGCGAGCCTTGTCTGCTGCTCGCTTTTCGGCGTCCTCTTTCTGCTGTTGCTCAATCTTCCAATCGGTTAAACCGCCAGAGGAAAGATTGTCCGTCTTGCCGCCAGCGACACCGTACCGGCCGAACATTCCGCTGTCTTGAGCGTTGGGCCCCATTTGAGCGGCTCGAATCGCCACGCCGCCGACGTAACCGGCAAATGGATTGCCAGGAGAAACCAGGCCGCCCACTGCAGCACCTGCACCGCGGGACATGGCCTCACGAATCGGCCCTGGAAGCCCATTCCAAAAATCACGCACCTGCTTGAGAAGGCCGCCAAAAGCGTTCTCGAATCTTGAACTAATAGCAGAGCCAACTGACGATGCAATACCGCTCAGCCCGTTAAGCAAATCACCAATGTCCTTGGTGGCAGTAGAGGTGATTGATACAGCTTGATCCCAGGCATTCTTGAAGTCGCTTGAAATGACTCTGGCGAGATTGTTTGCCCAAGTCCTGAATGCGGTGTTGTTGTTGTAGAGCTCAACAGTCAGAAGCCCCAGCGCGGTGACGCCAGCAGCGATCCAGCCGATGCCGGGGATAGCTGCGATTGACAGGCCGAGAGTGCGAGCGGCGAGCGTCGTGACACCCATAACGCCGCCCAGTGACTTGACCGCCAAGGTGACTGAGCTGATCGCACCGGCCAGCTGTGTCACGCCAACCGCAGCGCCTGCCACCGCGCCAAATCCCAACAGAGTCTTCAGCACGCCTCCAATCAGACCGGCGTTGTCAACAAGCAGCTTGATAAGCGCTGCAGCGCCCTTGGCAAACTCAACCAACGCCGGCGTCGCATCCTTCAATGCTCTGCCAAGCGAATCCTGGATCTCAGCACCGAGCGGCAGCAGTGCATCACCAATTGCACGCTTGGTGTCATTGAACGTCGCAGTTAGACGAGCGCCTGCATCCGCTGAGGATTTGGCGACGTTCTTCGCTCGCTGCTCAAATTGCCCAAGCCCTTGATCCGAAGTGATGAACTTCATCAGGTCAGCTAAGCCGACCACGCCCTGCTCGAGATCCTTCTGCAGCTGGGGCAGGGTGCGGCCGGTGGCCTTGGCGAACATGGTCACCGCACCAGGCAGTCGCTCACCGAGTTGGCCCTGCAACTCTTCGGCCGAAACCTTGCCCTTCGAGAAGATCTGACCGAGAGCGGTCAGTGCGCCCTGCACATCTTCGGCTGATCCGCCACTGGCCTTGATGGCAGCGGTCACGTTGCGGAACACCACCTCAGCGTCCGCCACCTTGCCGCCGGCACCGATCACCGCAGCGCTGAGCTGCGTAATGCCCTTCGTGGCTTCAAGCTGTGGGACGTTGAAGTCCCTGGTCACCGATGCAGAAGCAGCCAGGGCCCGCTGGTATTCCTCCTGCGTCTTGGTGACACCCTTGAGCGCGATCTCGAGCTTGCTGATGTCGGCGGCGTAGGTGGTGAACTGGCCGAGCTGCTGACGCGCCATGCCGGCGTATGCGCCAGCAGATGAGCCGATGAACGATCCCGCAGCAAAGCCAGCCGGACCGCCGGCGATTGCGCCAATCCCGCCACCGAGCAGGCCGCCGATCGCGCCCTCAGGGCCGCCGAAGATGCCGGCCGATGCAGCAGCGCCGATACCTTGGCCGATGTAGCCGATCTTCCCTCGGAGGCCGCCAGGCTGCGTGCGCTCGAGTTGCTTGTCGACCTTGGCCAGTTCTCGGGAGAGCCTCTGGTAGTCATCGCCGAGCATGTCGACGGCATTGCGCTCGCGATCGATCTGCTCGCGGCGGGCTTTGAGGGCGTTAATCGAGTTGGGTGAGAAGAACTCAGACTTGGCGACCTTTTCAACGGGTGCGATCAGCTCTTGGAAAGATTTCTTGAGGTCATCGACCTCCTTGTCTGCGGCATTCAAAGCCCGAGTCATCGCCTCGGTCTGGCTGCTCATCGCAGCGCCGATCTGCTCGCTGGTGCCAGCAACTTCGAAGTTGCTGAGGATGCGTGCGCCACCACGAATGGCGGGCTTGCTGGTGTCGCCAGCCGGCAGCAACGGCACCTGAGGCCGACTCAGTGCTTCCCTGGCCGCAGCCACCAGCTCTTCCTGCTGGCGAGTCGCTGCCCGATTCAGGTAATTGTTGACAGTGCTCTGATTGGCGTACTCGCCCTGAGCTCGAGCAGCGTCGCGAATCGCGTCGGCAACCGTGCGATAAGAGTTCGACAGCTGATCGATCTGCCCCTTGACCTTGTTTGCCTCGTTCGAGAACGCCGCAAACTCCGCCTTGCCTTCAGCCGTCGACTGATCGACGTACTTCATCGCCTGCTGCAGGTAGGCGAGTCGCTCGCTCAGCGCATCGACGCTTTCAGTGGTGCCGCGGTAGCGCTGACGTGCCGCCTCGAGCACCTCGGCCTGGGCCATGCTCTCGGCTTTGATCCGAGCTTCGGCGCTCGCGATCGTGTTGGCGGCACGGCGGCTGGCGTCGGTGCCGGCCGGGGTCTCGTTGAACCGTGCAGCGCCACCGGCCCGGAGTGCCTGCAGCTCATTCATGCTGGCGGCGCCCCGGAAAGCCTCGCTCAGCTGGGCGAGCTTGTTGATCAGGCGCTGGGTTTCGTCGGTGATGCTCTGAAGCGCCTCGCTGGCCTCCTTGTCGCCCGCCCGGAATGCCCTGGTGATGGCGTCCTGCAGACCAGCAAAAGACACTGCCAGCACGCCGGCAACGGCTGCGCCCTCCGGGCCGATAGCGCCCAGGGCGTTGTTGAACGCCTCGAGCGGCACATTCAAAGCAGTGAGCTTGGCCTGGGCGTTATTCAGAGAGCTGACCCAGTTGGCTACTCCGTTTGCCGGCTGATTGAGAAGTAGGGATATCTGGTTCAGGGCAGCCTTCATGCCGCCAGCCCACTGCGGGGCGCCAGCACCCATCTGAGCGAAGCTGGCGGACAGATTGGCCGCGAACTTCGCGACGTTCTCGGCCGCGCCAGCGACGCCGCCCAGCGATGCAACCGTGGCGCTGATGCCTTTGCCGGCGACACCAGCCGCGAACAGGCCCTCCGACAGTCTGGCAACACGGCCGGTGGCAGTTTCGGTCTGCTCCTTCAGTCGCGTGACTAGCTGCGAAAACGCCTGAATGTCAGCCAGGCCCTTGCGCGGGATCTCGAACAGGCCGCCACCCTTCTGTGGCCCTTGAAACAGGTTGCCAATGTTTGAGGCGTTCTTCTTCAGCGCCTCGAGCTGCCGAGCTGCATCCTGGATGTTCTTCGACGCATTGTCGAATTTGATGTTGAACGCAGCCGCGAGCTCGCCGACGGCTTTGCCGGTATCGCCAGCCTGACGCTTGAACGCCGAAAAACTCTGGCCCTGCTTCTGCAGGCTGTTTTGAATGTTTGTGGCAGCTCTGCCAAGTTGCTCAAAACTCGACGCAGCCTTTTCCGTGGCTGCCGACGTTCCGTTGAGCTTGTTTTTAAGCCCGTCAATATCCTTACCAAGATTCTCGTAAAGCTGTCCGCCGACCTGGGCTTCTGTTCTTAAGGTTTTAAGTGCATTGATTTGAGCCGCAATAAGCTTTTCAGTTTGCTTATTTGCGTACCCAAACTGAATAATCTCAAGGCGGGCCTTGCTTAACGCGGCGTCGGTCGGAGCAATCGCCCGCTGCAGGTCTTTCAGCGCCTTTGCGGCATCGTCCAACCCCTTCAGGTCGGCTGTTGCCTGGACCTTTACCCTTGCGACCGACTCAGCCATCTGACTTGTTCAGCTCCTCGAGGGCGGCAGCTTCCATGATCTGGATGCCCTCCAGCATGGCCTTGGGATCCTCAACCGAGTATAGGTCGCACAGCCACCGGAGCACCTCGTACTTCAGGCCGGTGAAGCCACCCATCACGACGTTCCACTGCGTCTGCATGCGGAGGAACATCATCACGGTGTCCCAGTTCTCTTCCCAAACCTCAAACTCGTCCGGCTTCTCTTCAGACGGAGGGAGGACGATACCCATCAAGCGGGCATCGTCCTCGGTCTCGTCTTTGACACCGCCGGCTGCGGCCCAGCTCCGGGCCGCGTCCTTCAGTTTTTTGCCTTCGCCCCCTCCAGGCTGGCGAGGTATGCCGTGATGACACCCTTGGTGAAGCAAGGGTCGTCCAGCATGTCCTTAAGCGCAGCGGTTGTGAAGGGGATGTCCTTGTCGGACTCATCCTTCACGCCCTCCCAGCCCTCAAGGACGGTCTCGATCAGATCGATGTCGCCCTTGTCGATGAGCTTCTGGAACTCCTTGCGGCCGATGCGCTTGAAGATCGCGTCGAATGACTCGCTCTCAAAGCGGCCACCATCGACGGGAAATTCGACGGTGACCGGCCACTTGAAGGATGAGGACTTCTTTCGGACGAAAGCCATGCAGTAGATCCTTGAATCAGGAGAAGACGAGATTGACCTCGTCGTTGCCTGCGCTGGTGGGGATGGCCACGTAGGGCAGGTTCAGCATCTGGATGCCGTCGCTGTCACTATACGTGGGGTTGGCGATGTCAACCTTCGACGCCAGGAAGCCAACTTGGTTGCCGGCGGTGGTGCCGTGAAGCAGGCTGATGGCACCGGTGGTGTCGTTGTTGGCGATCGAGAAGAAGTCCTTCTGCGCGATCGTCGGTGCCTCGATGACCGCAGTGCCCGAAGGAGCACGGTTGGTGATCGTGATCGACTTGGTGCAGCCCACCAGCTCGCGGTAGATCACCTCGTTGGCGATGTCGAAGCTGCAGGACATCAAGCAGGCGCTGTAGCTCAGAAGGCTGAACGCATTGGTGTTGCCAGCCTTGAAGATCTGAGGCGTCGCCTGGTTGCTGTAGGTAACAGCAGGAGCTGCAGTGTCGGTGGGCGCGTTGTAGATGCCCGTCATCGTGAAGCTGATGGTGGGGATCTGACCCACTTCACAGTTCATGCTGAAGGTGCCGCGGCAGCCAGTGGCCTTGTGCAGCACGCCATCGTTGTTGAAGTAGATGGTGGCCGACTCAAAGGCGCTAGAGACAGGCTTGTAGCCAGCGTTTGCAGCAATGCTGTAACCGCTGGAAGCAGCCGGGACAAAGGTGGTCGTAACGGGAGTCACGGTGGCAAGCTTGCTCGAGCCGGCGTAGTCCGTGATCATGCCAACGTGGCCACTACCAGTGCCGCTGGTGATAGAGATCACCATGCCGTTGTAGAAGTCGTCGACGGCGCTGGCGCCTGCAGCCAGAGTGATCGAACCAGCAGCACCAGCGACGGCAGAGCCGGTCACGGGAGCAGCCAGCAGGGTCTCAGCCAGACCGCAAGCGCGGAGCAGGCTGTTGAACTTGGGCGCAGTGCCACCGGTGCCAGAGCCGGCTAGCTCCACCTCAAAGGTGATCGACACGCGGGTCTGAGCCAGCAGCTGGTCGTAGTTGCCCAAATAGGGGCGAATCAGGTCGCGGCTGACGACATCGGCCTCGATCGGGGTGATATCGAGATTGCGGACAAGGATGGCGTCCGTTCCGGCCGGGGAGCTATCAGTCGCGTACGTCGTCTCGATCTTGCTCAGGATCAGACGCTTGCGAGACAGGAGCGGCATCGCTGGTTACCTCAGGTTGGGGTTGTGGCTGGCCCGGCTCAGTCCGCTCGACGAGCTTCCGCTTGCCGGATTTCGGGTCAAGAAGGTAGGAACCTCCCTGCCCACTGTATTCATCAATCGTGACAGCCATTGTCAGGCTCCGAGACTGGTGACAGAGGTTCTGTACTGCACACGGTAGTCGCACATGACGACACCGGCCGGGACATCAGCCTCTACTGCTTGAAACTCTACTCTGAGCGGCTGAATATCGATCGCGAGGCCGCCAAGAGTGAGGTCAGCCATCAGCTTTGAATGCAGTGACTCGACGGTCGGATCGGCCGCCTGATCCGGGATATTGGCGCGGACGACAACGGCGACCCGCACCGTCAGACTCCAGTCCAGCGTGGGGAGGCTGGTGTTCTGGGCGCAGAGATCCTCGATCGGCTCGACGACGATCGCCGGACTCTCCTGGCGGGCGAGCGGCTCGACCCGGCTGCGGTAGATCCGCGTGCCAACGCCGACCGTGTTGGTCAGCGTCGTGCGGATCGCGGCGAGGATCTGTTCGCGCTTGGTCATGGGGTCAGAATAGCGGCATTGCGCAGATCAGGGCGCGGGCAATTCCGGGACGTTTGCAGACGCCCAGGGAACGCCGCCGGCAAGGCTGGGCGAAATCTGCTCCTGAATCTGAGCAAGCAGATCTGCCTCAATGGCCTGAACCTCAGCAGCGCCAAGCGCATCCTGAACCCACCCCAGGCAGATGGCCTCGGTCAGGTCCGGATAGGGAATGAATGATGCCGGCGGGCCGGGCGGCACGACAGTTTCGCCGCCCCTGCGGGCCGCAATGTCGCCGTCGACAGCTTCGGCAAGCCACCACACGATTTCGACCATGCCGTCGCTCGTGCGGCGGGTCATGTCGACGACTTTCCAGGTGACCACGGCGGGCATTACGCGAAGGATCCTGTGGTGCCAGCGATCTGGCGAACGGTGTAGAAGCTGCCGGCCTGTGGTGTCACGGTGCCTGCGCTGTTGGTTACTTGCAGCTTGAAGGTGGTGGCGAGGTTGGTAATGACCGTCACCTTGAACTCATAGGCCATGAAAGCGTTGTTGCTGATCGAGCCTGTGGCGCCGAACGCGGCGGTGGTAGCACCCCTTGAGCCGGCATAAAGGGTCGTTGGCGCACCCGCCGCAATACCCGTGATCGGGCCAGCCCGGAGCAGCGCGGTGATCAGCGTCGGGGCGCTAGACGCGGTCAGCGTCCAGGTCAGCGTGCCGGCTGTGTTTTTCTGCAGGTACGCCAGGATCTCAATCTCGTAGACGCTGCTGGCTGCGAGGTTGATCGCGCTGGCGGTGCCAAAGTAGTCACCAATCGCTGGGCCAATGTTGGTGCCGTTGGCAGTAAGGCGGAATGTCTGCCGGGCAGGAACCTGCCCGCGCCCGCTGACCGTTGTGGGCGTGAAGTAGAAGTGCGTGCCGTCGTACTCGACCGCGCCAGCGATAGGCGTAGTGAGGTTTGTGCCGGCCTCAAAATCCAAAGGTGGAGCCGTTGTTGTTCCAGCTCTCAGTCGAAC